CCAGAACCTGGAGTCAATCCTCTTATATCAGTATCGTTTAAAGAACAAGTAGTGCCAGTAGAACCGCCAGCTTCAACATGGATAGCGTCTAAAGTTAATGCTCCGCTTGTAGGTAATGCCATTATTTACTCTCTAATTCTTTTACTCTTGCTGATAAATCTTTAACAGCTTCAATTAGTACCGCAGTTATTCTGCTGTAATCAACCGACTTAGTGCCCATTTCGTCATCAGCAGTTAATACTATTTCTGGTAAAATCTTTTCTATCTCTTGAGCTATAACACCAATATTTTCTTTGCCATCTCTGGTATAAGTTACACCTCTAAGTTGTTCTACTTTGTCTAAACTATCTTCTAGAGTTTCAATATTATCTTTCAGTCTTTCATCTGAAAAAGCTGTGACGTTATCATTAAAAGTTGCAGCACCAGCTTCGGACATATCAAGGGTAAGAGCAGTTATACCAGAACCACCATCATTACCTTTAAATAATATATCTTTATCTTGTACTCCTGCTTCTATTGAAAAATCACTAGAGCTATTGTTAAATTTACCTATTTCAGTGCCACCATCTTTAAAACTAATTTCACCGCCATCAGAATCAAGATTAATTCCACCTGCTACATCTATTGTTAAGTCACCGCTAGATAAATCTATTTCTGTGCCATCTATAGTTATGTTGTCAGCAATTAGACCAGCATTAGCCGTTACTGTGCCATTGAAACTTGCATTACCTGCTTCGGACATATCAAGGGTAAGAGCAGTTATTACAGAATTATTATCAGTACCTTGAAATTTTAAATCTTTGTCATTGACAGCACTTGATATTATGAAATCTGAAGATGAATTAGATAAATGTCCGATTTCTGTTCCAGCATCTTTAAAAGTAATATCGCCACCATCTGCATCAAGGATAATGTCGCCAGCTGCATCTATTGTTAAGTCACCACTTGATAAATCTATCTCTGTGCCATCTATCGTAATGTTATCGACAGTAATACCACCATCAACATCTAAAGTTCCAGGCAAAGTAACATTGCTACTTGCATCTTCAAAGACTGCTTTACTTGCCGGCAAAGTACAAAACACGTCTTTGGTGCCAGCACTAAAATCAACAGCACTATCGCTATTAGAACTAGATAAAATTGTGGTACGTGAAAGCGTATCAGGTGAAGCATCAGTGACAGTACCAAGGCCCACCTCAAATTCAGCACCTGCGGTTATACAATAATAAGTGGTATTGCCATCACCAACTCCAGCTACAAAAGTTTCAAAGCCTGTTTCTGCACCACCTAAATTAACGGTGCCCGTTCCTGTAGTGGTAGTGGTTTCTTTTACCCTATCGTTGAGGACAAGAGCCATGCTCTTCTCCTTATGCTATTCTGATAATAGCGGTAGAGGCAGCAGCAGCTGGAAAAACTATTGTAAAGTCACCAGCGGTTGAAGTTTTGTCTCCACCAAAATCAATGGTAGCTACTGATTTATTACTATCAGATGAGTTGTAAATCATGCAACCTCTAGCTGTAATAGTAGCCGTACCAAAAGTTAAATCTGCAAAATCAGTAAAGCCTGTAGTTCCGCCAGTAGTTGGATCTACTCTAGTTAGGTTTGCGCCGCCTGAAGTATAGTTAGTACCTGAAGCTTGCCCAGTAGTAACAAAAGCAGTTGTAGTTGCACCAAGTGTTGCAGAACTAGTATATAAAGCTAACTTAAAAGTATCGCCACCTGAGTTTTTAAAGTTGTGTACAGCTTCAAGTAACTCTTTCTTGAAACTAGTTGTCAATGTAGATGTAATTGCCATGTTATATCCTTTTAATAATTTTTGCTAAGTCTTCATCGCCGGCTTCAATCAGCTCTTGAATCAAACTAGCTTTGTAAGATTTTATAGCATTTTTAATGTAAATCAAACAAACTTCTCTAATAGCGTCTCGATAGGCTTTTGCTTGCTCATTAATGTGTGGCTCTTTGGTTTCCGAGTAACCTACTATTTTTTCAGTTAGCCGATCTGCCCAATAATCTGGAGGATGCCCACCAAAGTTTGTGGTCGCTACTTCAACAACTCCTAATGCTGGCATTCCATCTGGAGTTATTTTTATTACCATTTTTTAGGTTCGTTTTTTTTATCGTTTATTAAATCGTTCATATTTATTTTTTCGTCTTCGTTTCTACCAACTAAAGTAGGTTCTGGTATATAACTTTTGTTTTCAAAATCACTTCTTTTCTTAATTGAAAGTTTTTGTTTTTGTTCATCGTAAATTGGTATTAAAGGATCTGCTAAACGATGATAACCATAAAGTTTTTCATCATCTGGTACAGCTGTATCTAACAGATAAGAAGTTGCAGCTACACCAACTTCAATGCCTTCTTTCATACAAAGTGCTAACCAATATTCACAACAAGCTCTACCAGCTTCAGCAAAATACAAATTACCTTTGTAGCCAAAGTCTATGCCAAATAAATGTATAGCACCAACTTTATGCCAAAAAGCAAAAGCAATGGCATAAGCCACGGTATTATTTAAATAATGACAATTGGTTTCTTCGAGTATTTCTTTGATTGGATATTCAACCAAGCCTGGACATCTTTCATCTAACTCACAAGTATAGATAGGACCTTGATGTTTTTTTAACATTTCTTGCGCGCCGTTAGTTTGAAATCCAGCATCGTCACTGTCAAAAAACCTAGAAGCTGGATCCATCATAAAAACACGATTATGATAAATAACGTTACCAACAGCATTGATTGCCCAGACTTCATCAAACTTAGTACCATTGGTTCTAGCTAAAGCAAACTCAAACCAACTTTTGCCTAAGCCTACGATGGCAATTTTTTTGCCCTCTAAATCTTTTATTTTTTCCATTAAGTTACTTGTGATCTTAACGAATCGTAACGATATTCGTCTCTCCTACCTCTTGCTTCTGCTCTGTTTTTTAATCTAGAGATTTCTTGTTGAAATCTGTTTTCATACAAAGTTATTAAATCTGGTTCGCCTTTTAAGAAAGTGTAAGCTTCTACTAGGGCTCCATACAATAAAGTGTTTCTAGCGTTGGTTGATAACCAAGTGCCAGTGGTATCAGTAACTAAACTAGTTGGTCTGTATAAATAGTGTAACTCGACACTGTAGTTTGTATCTGGTACTGGAGCAACAATAATAGTTGAACCACTATTTGACCCTGAAGATAGTTCTTTATCAAAATCTGCATAGTACAAAGGTTTGGATCTTAAATTAGTATCAGAGACATCAACATTATATTCTTGCATAAAGCTTGGATGTTTCTTTAATAAAAATTCGTAATCATTATTACCATCAATAACTGCTAAAGAAAAACTACTAATAAAATCAGTCGGGCAAGTTAAAAATCTATTACCAGTTGCTAAGTTACCTTGCACATTTTTTCTAAAATAATCCGATTGTACTAATTCAAATATCCTATCTTCAGCATTTTTTACAAAGTCAGGAATGGTATTGGTAAAAGTTGTTTCAGTGCTTTCACAAAAATTTTGAATTAGTGTCGTTAATTCTGCGTAAGTCATGTCGTAATTGTAACATCCCCAATAGAGGCTGTTAATTTATTTCCTTTGATTTCAGATCCTATGGGGTCCTCAGTTGTTGTTACTTTACCCTCATTTACTTCAAAGTCAGTATTTGGTCTGGGATCTAATAAAGCTTCAGCATCAGCAACATGTCTTTGTGGATCTAACTGTGGATGTTTAGGACTCCATTGATCTGGGCCGACTAATAAACCGTCCCAAGTTTTTTTCATATCTTTTAATTTATAACGAAAGCCACTTATGTCACATATTCCATAAGCGTATTTACCTGATGTCTTAGCCATTAGTAGCCCTGGGTATAAGGTACTATTCTTAATGAGGCTCGATCTTCGTCTTGATCGGCTGCTCTTCTAAATTCTTCTTCATATATTTCTTTCAATGGTAGAGTTCTTTCTGGAGCTCGTTTCATTGATAAGTAGTAAGCTAAACCTGCAACAAAGCAAGGATAAAAACGAAAAGGCATATCCATGGTGTCGATAGCTGAATCAGCATCGTCCATTCTAACTATTTTATTAAACACCAATACGTCCGTAGAGTTCTCTGGTGCTGGCCATATTTTTAAAACTGGCGTATTTAATTTATCTAAAAAGAATTGTGTTGGTCTAGCTTTAGTAGTTTTATTTGGAATGTTGATGTATTCACTGCGACTAACTCTATCCATGCTGATATCAGTTTGTACTTGATTGGTTGTTCTTCTAACCACTACATCAAGAATATCAATAATATTGGCATTTAAAGTGTAATCAGTTGTGCCCTCAGTAACAGTTTGTGTTGCTTGTTCTATGGTCCACTGATTCAAGCCACGGTTGGCCCATTCAGCCAACATTAAATTGATAGATCTTCTAGCTGTTTTTAAGTCGTAACCTGTTCTTAATTCTACGCCACAACGCTCAAACGCTTCCTCAATAAACTCGGTAACGTTTGGTTCAAAATTAGTACTACCTGAAGTTGCCATTTAATCATCCTCGTCATATAAATTATTGAAAGTTATCTTTGGATCTAAATAACTTTCGTGTCCTTCAGCTGAGTGAACCCATTGTGATGGCATAAAATCTGGAGCACCCTCTCCAGTTCGCCATAAGGCTGGGCTTGTTGCTCTAACTCTATTGTTAGGTAAAGCAACAAAATTGCCTGTCCACTTGCCAGCGTCAGTTAAATATAACACATGTGATTGTTTATGTTGAGCAGGATCATCAGCTATTTCGTTGTTTGTGTAATCAACTGTAAATAAATATTTACCCGTATAGAACTCGCCATCTATTTTACAGATCCAAGGACTAGAGCTGACTCGATCCATAATAATTACTGAGTGATCTCTTGATTCACAATCCCAAGGTTGAGCAATGTGATCTTCCATTGGCTCTGGCCATTGTTCTACTGGGATATCAGCAACCAATGCTTGAATAGGCATTCTAGCCCACATAGCACCACCATGGATGTTACCCTCTTGCCAATCTTCGTCATCGATTTCGCAACCAGTAAATACTACTTGAAAAGATAAAGATCGATCTGGAATGGTATTAACAGCAATTGCATAAGCATGAATAAACTCGCCATGATAATCCGTATGATTACATGTGAACTCTCTCCTTACCCAACACCTAAAATATGGGACGTTACTAATTAAGTTTGGCACTAATTATTTTTTCTTTTTTTTTGTTTTTTTAGCTAGTTTATTTCTAAGTTGAGCTTTGGGAGATAAAGCAGTTTTTAATGCTTTAGTCATACCACCTTTGGCGTACCCTTTAGTTTTTTTAGCCATACCGCCCTTGGCATAACCTTTAGTACCTTTAGCCATGCCACCTTTAGCGTAGCCTTTGGTTTTCTTAGTCATACCACCCTTGGCATAACCCTTAGTTTTTTTTGACATACCGCCTTTGGCATAGCCCTTAGTTTTTTTTGCCATGCCACCCATGGCGTAACCTTTTGTTTTTTTATAAACCATTTAACACCTCTTATGCGTAAGTTTTAACTAACTCTAAAATTATCGAATAAGTGTTACCACTACTAGCACTAACTGTAGTGAAATCTATATCACCAGTTTTACCAGATCCTGCGTTGTTTGGGATTCCAGTAAATACTTCGTCGTAATACTCATCACCTGTGCTATCTGCTGGTAGGCCAGTTATCAAGACATTGGTAGAAGCATCAAATTCAATGTTTACTCCCATGCCTCGACAAGCCCACCAAATCTTAGCTACTTTAACGCCAGTGCAAGCAGCACCTTGGCTATTAGCAGCTAAAGCAGATACATCGACTTTTTTTACCGCCGACTCACCAGTGCCATCGCTGACATTGGTGAATTTTAAAATTGCGATCTTATCGCCATCGGCTATGGTTTGTGACGTTACTGTATCAGCCATAATTTACTCCTGATTATGCGTCAGCAAATGGTGTAACTATAGTGCCTGAGCCTAAGATTAAACCTTCGACAGCATATTTGTTATCAGCTATTGCAGTAACTTTTACGATACTACCAGCTAATCCACCTTTAGTAGAACCGTTCATAGTAATAACATCATTAGAAGCGCCAGAGATAAAAGTTTTACCTGTGGCATCGTCTACACCTGTGTAAAGGCCACCAACAAATTTGTCAGTACCGTCAGTTAAGATGTCCATATCAGTCGCTGCTGTTTCTACTACAAAGAAATAAGTAGCACCTAAATTATTTAATTGATTAGGATCTGTAGGATCGCTAGGACTAGTTGCTACGATAGTAGGTAAAGTGAATTTACCATCAGCGTCGTTAGTCGTTAAAATTTTACCAGCGTGAGCTTCAACAGTTAAAGTTGTGTCTGCCGTTAGACTGACTACTGATGAACTACCAGCTGAGATAAATCCAGCAAGTGATTTTACTGGTCCTGAGAATGTACTTTTTGCCATAATTTCCTCCGTTGGAAATAAGTTTTATAGTCTTGGCTTGTCTGCTAGGTCAGTCTATAAAACAATTGTTACCCTAGTGCTTTCGATTATAAACAAAAAAAAAGGGGTAAACAATGTTTACCCCTGATTTTAATCTCACTGAGTTATAAAGTAGAGATTAAGACTTCTTTAAGATCTGTTAGAACTATGCTCCTGGTGAGCCAAAGACAGCTCTTGGATTAGAAAATCCAAAAGAATATCTTTCTCTCGCCTTGAAACGCATGTTGCCAGTATCGAAATCACCTTCCATTGCAGTTGACAAAGGAGTTCTTTCAAAATGTTTAAACCCATCAGGGCAATCAGTTTTGATAAAGAACGCATCTGTATCTGTTAAGAAGTGATTTACGACGTAGCCTTCAGGAATCATACCCATGTTTCTTACTGCATTGATATCGTTATCTGAAGTGCCAACTCTTCCTGGAGTGTCCATAAGCCTATCAGCAACAAACTGTAGATTTGTAGGAACGATAAGTTTCATACCTCTAAGAGCCAAGATCATGTCTCGGTCATCTTTGAAGTTAGCTATATCGATCAATGAATTTTCTAATGAAGTTTCATTCAAATCAGCAGCTGTGCTTAGCTCATTGGATAACGTGCCACCACTAGCTAATGGGTGGTCAGTAGCACAAAGCTCCTTACCATCACCACCAGTAAAACTAGAATTAAAAGCGTTGTTTAAGATTGATGCAGCTTTAACTTGTTTTGTGTGAGCCATACTTCTAGCTAATGCTTTAGTATATCTCGCACCAAGTCTGTCATATAAGTTATCTTCGATAGCTTCCTCAGTAAGAGCAAATGCTAAAGCAATTGTCTCATGAGTGTATCTAGCACTATATGATTCTGAAGCCGTATCAAAACTTACGCCTTGGCCTTCTACTTTTGTAGGGGCGTTACCAAAACCAACGAGTAATACATCTTCTTCAAACGCTCTGTCAGAAGAAACTGTGTCGTAGATTTCGGCGTGCTCGTTTTCGTATCTTTGATACTCCATTCCGAAAAGCGCGTTCAAACCAGGCTCTAATTCTTTCGCTAATTGTGCTCTAGATATTGCCATGTGTTAAACCTCTTACGCTAAGCCAGCGCTTTTAGCACCCATAACGTGATTTTGAATAACCACAATTACGTTCGTGCCAGCACTAGACGTATCGGAATTTTCTGGATCTTGAGAAATGTCAATAGCTTTCAACGGTAAAGTTGCTGTAGTAGCACCAGTTGAAGTGTCTAATTGCATGTTAGAAGTTCCAGATTTAGTATCGCCAACAGGTGATGAATCAACTATGTCAAAGTTACCAAATAAATCAGTGACGGGGAAAGCCTCGTCCGATTGAATAGTAAATTGAACCATAGGATCATCAATTACGTTAGCAACGATGTCGCTTGCAGCAATACTACCAGGATAATGGTTCTTGAATACTTGTTCACCAGTTGTTGGATCAGTGTATGAGACACCATTAAAGACACCAAGAATAGGTACAGTACCTGAAGCAGCGTGTCTACCTATTGTTCCAGCAGTAAGTTGTGTGACCAAATCACCTTGGAAAATAGCAGTAGTCGCACCGCTTGCGATTCTGTATCTTTGTTGGCCGCCTGTAAATGGAGCACCACCGATTTTACGAACTGGGATCAGACCCATTTTTGTAGTTTCGTTTGCCATGTTTTTTCGACGTTAAATTCCAAACGGTTAAAATTAAGAAGAACTATTTAGTTCCTCCACCAAATGTTACCTTGCTTTTTCTATCTCTAGAGATAGGCATAGCAGGATTTTCTTCACGCATTAAGTCGTTATCTACAGCTGTCATTTGATTTGCAGTTTGTTGTTGATAATACTGATCTCGTTGTTCGACGATATCCTCGTCTATTTTGCAGAGTATCAACCCACCGACACCGACAACCCCAGCATGACGACCTTCATCAATTGTAGGGTAATCGTAACCAGGAACCTCTTCCGGTCTAACTGGCTCCCAACCTTCTCTAAATCTTTTAGAGACGTTGCTTCGATCATCAAAACCTAGGACCTCAGCTCTGATCCAACGATACTTAACCCCAGGGGGTGGATCATTTGGAACAGCAAGCATACTTGGAGGAGTCCAAGGTTGCTTGGCTTTTTTAGTTTCCCTAGTTTCTTCCGATCTAGGAGTTTTGTTTACTTTTTTAGTTTCCTTATTCACGATTTTTGTAACCTCGCTTTTTGTATTGCGTAATCTTTAAATGAAACGCCTAAACGTTTCGCCAATCTTTGCTCGCTTGGAGAAAGCTCCACTCGATTACTAGGTTTGCGTCCACTTGATGTAGTGCGTGATGGTGAAGCAACCGTCTGGACGGGTTTTTGGTCAGCTTCCACGTTTTTAAATTTGTTAGGCAATTCTTGTTTTAGCCTATCGTCGAGTTCATTGTAGTACTCATCTGAATTTAAATCAAAACCTTCGTTCGCTAAATTTTCATGAATTGATAAAGCCACGTTGGTCATAATACGATCTTGCCCAAACCAATCGTTTCTATTAGCCCAAGCTTGAGCTTTTGGGGATGGTTGAGCATATTCATCAATCTCTGGTTGTGTTTCAGAAATTGGCGATTCCTCTGCTGGAGCAGTTTGAATATTATCCATTCTAGATCTCGCTTCACTTGCTTCAATGTATTTCTTTTCAGCAATGGCAGTACTCAAAGCTTCAGTTGCTCTAGCGATTGAATCAGCATCGTTCGACTCAATGGCCTGTTTGTGTGCTTGTTTCGCTAGTTCAATTGCAGCTTCAGTCTCGCCTTTACGACTTTCAAACATATCTTTTTCAAAAGTCTGTTTGCTGGCTTTTAATAAATCGTTTTCTTCTTTCAGAGTTTTAGCATATTGTATTGCCATCAACTCACGACGTTGAAAATCTTTAGCTTGTGCTACTGCTTTGTTAATTCTATTTTGAGCAATAGCAGCTTTTTTCTCTACTTCAGATTTTTCTTTAGTATCTTCAATAACTTTGGGACTAGTCTCAAAATTTTCTTGAATTGTATCTTCTTGTAGAGGCTTTAAGCCATCTTTGTTTTCTTCCAACTCAATGTATTGAGTTTCTTCAGAGACCTCTTCATCTGCTCGTTTGCCAACTGGCATAGCAGCTTTTTCAATTTGCTCTTCAGAAATATCTGGAAGTTCGTACTCTTGTCTTTGTTCTTGTTCAGCCATATATTTTTACCTATAAAGTTTTGATGTCATCAGGATCTGTAATAGTTCCAATAATTTCATCGTCATTAATTATTCTCACTTCATGGTTGTCTTCGAGACGAAACTTCGCCCCAGAATAACGTCCAATCAATACCCAGTCTTTTGGTTTGCACCAAACCTCACCCTCAAATTTTTCTTTATCCTTATACGCAGTTGGGCCTACTTTTAAAACGTAGGCAACTACGGTTGCTAAAGATTCTCGATCTAAGGTTGAGTCCGTTAAGTGAATGCCACCTTCGGTTACACCTTTACCACGGTAAGGTAAAACCAACAAACGCCACCCAGTAGGTGTCGGCATTCGATCTAATAATGATTTATTTAGCAAAGTTGGATCTAAAACCCTGTCCTCTGCTTTGATATAGGCTTCATCAACTTTTTGTTGTGCAGCTTTTCTGTCTTCGTCTGCGATGTGTTTTGGAACCACTAGTTCTGACATCGATTATTCCTCTGTTTGCAGCACCTCTTTTATTTCCGCCTCCAGAGAGCGAAGTGCTGTTAGCTCTCCTATGTGGAATCGGTAATCTTCAATGGATTGTATATTACCTCCACCCAAACTTTCAAGAATATCTTGCTCTCTTTGATGAATTTTTTTTAACAGCCATTCGGCTAAATTTACTGCTTCCATATATTTTTTGAGTCAGTGCAAGTCCTATCGGGGGGATATTGGAGAGATATGGATAACTGGCACTGACTACTAATCCCTCTGTTTAATTAATAATTCTGCTTGTTTAATTCTGTTGGAAGAGGCCAAACGATCGCGTCCTAAATCATCTTTCAGGCGTGCTATCTCTTCAGTAACATTTAATTTTTGTTTGGCTAGTTCCATTTGTTGCATGGTTCTTTGCGCATCAAAGTCTTGACGCATCATAAACTCTTCACGTTTTCTTTCTACATCTTGCGCTTTGATATCTAATTCTTTATCACGCAAAGCCACTAATGGATCCGGTGGCGGCATAGGTGGCATAAAGGCTTGATTGACTTGTACCATTAAACCCGCTTCAACTTGGGCTACGTCTCTAGCCACAGCTTCGGATAATCTTTGTAACATTGCTTGAGCTTCGAGTGGTGGCATTTGTTGGAGCATTTGTATGGTTTGTAAATATTCAGGATCTTGACTGTTTTGCATTTCAACTAATTCAGCAGCTCGTAATGACACGTGTTGATAAACGTGAGCCTGTACAGCGCCCATTACGACTGGATTAGCCATGACACTGCTAGTAGCAGCAAATGACAAATGCACATTGATGTGAGCATCGTGATCTTGGCCAGGAAAAGCTTGCACGGGTTGACCGTTTAACATTAAGGAGTTTTCACCAGCTGGATCGGTCGGCATGGGTTGTGGTGGCGGTGGCAACAAACGTTCAACGTTTTGCACGCCCATCGCTGAATACATACGGCGATAACCTTCGTAAATACCTTGTGGACCATGAATCTGTGGATTTGAATTTACTACCGTTAAGATCTCTTGGGCCAACATTACGCGTTGACTCATCGAGAATATATTCGGATCTGAAACTGGGAGGACATCAACTCGATTGTCAAAGTCCATGCTCTTAATCATGGCATCGCCATTGGCAGTCATGTAAGGATATTCAGCTGGTAAATATTCAGCAAAAACTTTTGCCAACAAACTAAATTCAAAACGTTGAGAAGAATGCAAACGTTTGTGAATGGCTGACATAACTTTGGTGCCACGTTCTAGTAAAGCTACGGTGGTACCAACTGGCATGTTGGAATTAGCATCGCCAACTTGCGTATCAGCCAAAGCAGCAAACCGACGACCGCTATCAACTAAAGTACCGAGTAAATTTAATAAAGTGCCCGATGGTTCTTTGTAAGGCAAAGAAACAAAGGCATCACGTAAGTTACCGCCAGGTGCATCCATATCACGGAACTCGCCTGGTTGTAACGGTTGATCGTCGTTACGAATACGAATACCACGTGCTTTGAAACCAGCGGGTAAGTTGCTTAATGTTCCAGCATCAATTAATTGTCGTAGTATTGAGGTTGACGCTTTTGACAACCCACCTATCATGTGCGTCAACCCGAACCCGTAAAAACCTAAGCCCGGTAAAAATTTGTAGTGCACAAAATAATTTATTTTTTTCTTATTTGGATCAGTCGCTCGATAATTGCGACGAATGGCTAGGATCTCACTGGAATCACTGGATAAAGTAATCACATAAGGCAACTTAATACCTGTGGGCTCACCTTCAGCATCCATGTCCTCATAGCCTGGTAAGTCTAATTCAGTGTGTATTTCTAAAATATTGCAAGTATCGCTTTCGCCATAACTAGGTTCGATACCTTGCAACTCATCGATTTCATCTTGTACCTCGCTATAGTCTTCACTAATAATAGCTGCGGTAGATATTTCAACATCACGATAGAATCCAGCTTTTTGTAATTTGCGAATGTCGTTCATAGGCATTTCAATTTGGTGGGTAATCCTAGTAGCACTATAAATATCGGTAGTGGCATAAGGCACGATCAGATCCTCAGCTGGAACAAATCTAGATACAGCTCGATTTAAATTTTGATCGTAATAAACTTTACGAAAAGCAGAACCAGAAAGTGGTAAATAAAATAATAGTTGATCGGTTTCACTATCGTATTCTTCCATGACCGTCATCAACTGATAATTCATAAATTCACGCACTCGATCAGCTTGAGCATCACTGTCTGGCGTGGTAGCACCAATAACTTGAGTACGTACTGGACCGTTTGAAGGGATTAATTCTTTGTAAGCTTGTGCTTGAAACTGAGTAACCGACTCAGCCAAGAGCGGGTGCATGACTCCAGAGGCACCATCAAATGGTTGCGAACGCTCTTCGTAATTCATGCCTAAAGTTTCTAGGCCTTCTTTGTAAGTATTTTCCCAGTTTTGGCGTGAAGCTTTATCATTTTCAACAGCATCAACCAAATCGTTATAAATCGAACTAAGTTCGTCGTCTTCAAGGTATTCGGCTAAATTATCGTTAAATTCTTCTTGAATATCTGGTGTTAAGACCGAACCAAAAGTAATAGTACCGTCTTCTTGAGTTTCAAAATTACTTAAATCTATTTCGTTGTCTTCGGGGACACTGACTTCAATTGACTTATCTTTATTCTCAACCTTTAACTCAGCTTGATCAGCTGCATCTATTGCTTTGTCTATATCTGCCATCAGTGTATTGTCTCATTTTCCATTGACATTTGTGCAAACATTAAATCTGTTAGCTCGCCAACAATTGTTAAGCCCATAGTATCTGCTATTTCTTGAGCAGAAGCAAAGTCTGGAGCACAAATACTTGGTCCTTCATAAATTTTTTTATCCAACCAAGCGGTATATTCTGTTAAAAAAAGTTTCATTCTTCATCGTCGTATTGAGCTAATATTGATTCTATCTTTTTTTCACTAGAAGCCAATAGTTTTTGTGAATGATTGGTAAGCTTTACGCCATAGGCAAAAGCGTTCATTCTTTCTTCCAAAGGGAGATCGTCTGTTTCTAAGGCTTTAACAACTTTGTTTAATTTTTCTAAGCTTTCTTCAAACTCTAAATGATCTACGGCTGGCAGATTGTCTTTCAATTATTTTTTCTTTTTAGAATTTAAGTAATCTCTTAAATTTGTAAAGCCAGCTTTTTTTATTTGGTCTTTAGTTACCGTGCTGTACTTTTTACCTTTGTAAGTAAAAGTAGAGTTTGGCCCTTTATTTTTCCTAGCTTTTTTAAAAGCTTCACCAAAAGATTTTGGCTTGTTACGTAGAGCATTAGCTCCAGCTAAAACTGTACCAATGCCAGCAACAGCTAAACCAATTTTACCTTTTGGTATTTTTTTAGCTGAAGTTTTTTTAGAAGCTGTTTTAGTCGCTGCGGCAAATTTAGCCGCTTTTTTATCTGACATTTTATAAAGTTTTTCAGAAATTTTTTGATTTTTAGCGCTTAAAATTAATTTTTTTGAACCTGTTTTTCTAGCAGAAGTTTTTTTAGGGGCTGCTTTATTTGCTATTTTTTTAAGCTGTGCCATATTTTTAACAGGAGTTTTTTTAGCTGTCCTATTTCTTCTTTGAGCTTTAGGGCTTAAAATTGTTTTTGCCGCTGCCTTTTTAGCAGCTGGTTTTTTGGCAACTGTGGTTCTCGTGCCTCTTCTGGTTTTTTTAACAGCCATAATAATCCTCTAATAATAAATATGTTGTCTTGGCTCATTATCTTCCATAACCTCATCAGAATCAAGCGTGATGAAATTACCTTGACGAAAACGCATCAAAGCTTGCGTCATGGAATCTACCAAATCATCGTTTTCGCTATAAGGAAAAGCCGCGCACTCTTCAATCAGTTCATCAGCAAAGCCCATTTCTGGAGCCCAAACCATACCCGCTTCAAACATTGGTGCCACCGAGTGCATTCTGGTAACTTTGTCATTTCCACGCGAAGGTCGAAAGTTAATTACTGGGATCCCCATCATTCTGAGCTCTTGCGTCAAAGGAGTCCCACTCGATTGAGCCTCAATCAAGACCATGTCGGGACTCCAACTTTGATATTCGTCGTAAGCAATGGTTTTTAATTCAGGAAAATCCCACCGGCCTTTCTTAGAATCCAAAAGAATGATTGATTCGGGTGCGTCATCGGTCGGTTGAAACACGCCCCAAGTAGTAATCGCCGAGTAGTCAGCGGATTCTTTTTTAGAAAAAGCGGTATCGTAGGATTGAATAATGTACTCTACTGGCGGTGGTTCTTCGTGTTCCCAAATCTGCCACCACTCACGGCGGACAATGGCACCTTCTTCACTGGTAGGATTCTGCATGTACTGAGCATTCCACTTAGCGACAGGAATTGACGCTTTCACTGCTTCGAGCTCTTCTAGTTGCCAATATTCAGGCCAAAGTGGTTTGCCGGAATCTAAAATCGCAGGTAATTCTAGGACCTCCCATTGATCGGCGTTGTCTTCGCCCATGCGTTTAATTAATTTAGAGGTCAGATCCAGCGTGCTCCAACGGGTCATGACGATCACAATCGTGCCACCTGGTTGCAAACGTTGTCGCGGTCCAGAAGAATACCACTCCCAAGCACTTTCTAAGGCTGCCGGAGAAAGGGCATCTTGTTCCGAGTGGGGATCATCAATAATTAACAGATCGGCACCACGCCCCGTGATCGCTCCGCCCACTCCAGCAGCAAAATACTCACCGCCTTTGTCAGTCTCCCAACGCCCTGCCGACTTGGAATCGGCGGAGAGGCCAACATTATCAAAAATTTGTTTGTATTCGTTCTGATCCATAAGGTTCCTAACCTTTCGACCAAAACGAACAGAGAGTTCAGCGGTGTGAGTGGTCTGCATTATCTTGGTGTTTGGTTTGAGTCCCATAAACCAAGACGGAAAAAACACTGAAGCAAACTCAGACTTGGTGTGTCTGGGTGGCATGTTGACAATTAATCTTTTAATTTTGCCTTGAGCGACAGCTTCTAATTTTTTAGCAAACAAACGATGGTGTTCGCCTTCAACAAACTCAGGCCAGACATGTTTCACATAGTCCAAAAAGGATTCTTTGGATTTGTTTTTAGTTTCCATAACTTTTAAACGATCTTGAATCATTAAGATCTCTTTTATGGTGTCGTCGTTTAGATGTTCAAATGACATTTTTTTTATAAAATTTTTGTGGCCTCAATAGGGGTCCCTTAGATAATTAATTACCGGACTCCCATTCTTTCAGAGCCTTCCAATATAGTTTCATGCCTTTCACAAATTTTTTTCGCATAATAACAACTTCTCTTGGATAATTATTATCTATATAAATGATCAAAGCACATAAACCTAAAACAGCTATTAGATAGAAATCTTCCATTATTTTTTATCATTTTGGTCTTTGTTTTCATTTTCTAAAGATTATATATGTGAAATGTTATTTTATATATAGATATATACGCGTGCGACAAAAAAGGGGGGGCGATAGCCAAAAAAAAAGCCCCTCAAAAAATGAAGGGCTTTTCAAAGGAATTATTTTTTTTATAAGTCTAAATCCTTTAACATTCCTATTAGGAAAAAACTTAAACCCATGCCCAGCAATGCCGTATAAAGGTAATGCACTAGAGAAAAATACCAACCCTTATCGAATATAAAAAACAAAGCAAACAGGCAAAAACAAAATCCAAATCCAAATATAAAGTTTTTCATTATCTGTAATCCTCCCATTGTAAATTCCTGTAAACCACTACAGCTTTTCTAGGTTTTGATTTATGAACATCGAAAGATATTCCCTCTCCACTACCAAAGTAATGATGTACTTTGTACCCTTTGGTGTTGCCAATCACAGAATCAGAAACAGTCAAATTCTGTTTCCTCCATTCTCTTTCTATGGCATCACTTGGTACTAATAAACCATGTGGCGTTAATTTAAAATCAAGAACTTCTTTAAGTTCTTTCTTATAGGCATTGACCGTTTTTTCTTGAGCATTGATTTTTTTACAATGCACAATGTAGTCATGGTCAGCTTTTAGTTCAGTCAATTTTGCTAATGCTTTTTTGACTTCGTAAGGTAATTTTTTATTCATTGTTTAACCTCCTAAAGTTATTGTTGAATTAAAATTAATAAAATTAATTTAGCATATTATAGACTTAAAGTATACTTTTTCTTTAGAACCAAGTATAATTTTATTTTAGCTTTATGGAAATAATTATGAAATATAAAATGCAAGGCAAAGATAACAGAGTTATTGTTAATGAAAATGACGAATTAGTTGCCACTTATCGTCAGTTTCCAAATGATAGAACTTCTGAAATTATGCTTAAAAGCTCATTAATAAAAAAAGAAAACAGAGAAGAATTTTTAAAACATCTTCATAGTTTAGTTGATAATAAATTAATGGAACATTGTTCTATTACTAACACTTTTTTAGTTAGTCCTGAAATAAGTGGTGGTGGTACAAGTCTTGCTAGGAATAAATATCCTAGTAAATTAGTTGAATTTTTAAACAAATAATAAAAATTTTTATATGCCAGTCCTTTTTTTTATTTTTAAGATCTGTATGAGATCCCAGATCCAGCTCTGATAGATCTCCCCAAGGAAAACAAGACTGGCAAATCCAGGATTTAACAACTCGCACTTAATCAAATCGCAATAACTCGCAGACCAAAAAAAAGGGCAACCGAAGTCGCCCTTTCCCTTACGACCAAATTTATCTTACTTGAAAACCTCCACAATATTTTAGAAATTTAATCCACTCTTCCACATGCTCCTGAGAAAAAGGATAACTATCATTGTGATCATACTTTTTATAAATAGTTTCCCATTTATCATGATCTTTTTTTGGATAGTCCCTTGGAGCTAAGTTTTTTTCGCCTGTTTCTTTGGCGACTTTTTTCTTCAATGCGTCTAATTCTTTTTGAACCTTGGCATTGTTTTCCTTGGCTTCCTTAATCGTATCATCAATCATTTTTTGATACTCAGTAAGTAAGCCTTCATCAATAGACCATTGCAAACGCTGAACCAACTCTCGGCAATCTTCATGAGTTTCAAGTCCTTCGCCATCGTTATGATGTCCTGACTCATAAAGTTCTTCTGAAATTAATTGATTGACGTTTTTTTGTTCAGCATAAAAGCGATCTATTTGGGCAGTATAATCCCACAAAGGACGCCACCACCAAACATTACTTCTAAAGTATTCGCCCCATTCTTTTTCGGGTGCTCTTCCGTACACATCCATTCCCATATTTACCTCCTAAAGTTTTATTTGTTAATAGATACTTTTATTTTACTTAAAGTCTAGTATAATGCAAGTATAACTTTAAGGAGATAAATATGAAATTATTAACAATAGATAATGCGAGAGAAATCCTGGAAAAAGGAGAGACATATCGCATAGGTACGAACGCTTTAAATGTTCTTGAATTTACTTATGAACATAAGGGTTTTAAAACTAAAAATCCTAATTTCAAAATAGATCCACCATTTTGGAAAGGTGGAAAGGTTTTATTTTTAAATGGGTTAATTAATTGGCTTGACATGGAAATGGAAGAACAAAAAACTGACTTTCGTTTTCATGCCTTGAAAAAACCAAACCTCGGAGACAAGCGTTTTGAGTGGGGCGTGTTCTGTGCTTGGAATGGCGAACCACTTTGGATATTAGATGATTATGAAACTACTGACGAGATCATGCAAAGGTGGGAGAATGAAATGATGCTCCCCGATTACTAATAAAAAACAAAAAGCTCCTGGTTTTTCTATTCCCAATCACACACTAAAACCAGGAGTCCCCAGGCAAGTAAGCCGCAAGTTACCAGGCGAAGCCGCAGTTTATTTTGCTCTGGCAATTTTTTGTATTAAGATACGCAAGTCGACTCTCTCGACTACTTTACTTCTCCTAAAGTGAAAGTCCCCAGGTTAACGCCTGGGGCATTCAAAAAAATCGCACGAACTCGCAAATTTCCAGATCGGGATCTCATTTGAAGCTGAACAAATCGCAAATCGCACAACATAAATCGCAAATCGCCAGACGCATTTTTATTTTCAAAACATTTCGCAAGGTTGGGCGAGAGGGGGGAAGTCATATTAACCATTTAAAACAAGCAATCATGGAAAAAAATACTTAACTTGTATTATCTTGATATCTTATGTAATTATTTGCGTACTATTAGTAAAAAGTTGTATAATATATGTATAAACTTTAAGG